GACTATCCCGATATCGATTATGATGTCGCCGACCCAATGGAGCTAAAGGATATGTTAATCGACGAGTGGGGAGACAACGTGGTCGTCCCAATCTCGAATTGGAACACCCTTCAGCTGAGATCTCTCATCAAGGACATCTCCAAATTCTACAGTATCGACTTCTCAGAAGTGAACAACGTGACGAGTCGCATGCTGAGCGAGGCAACTCCAAGAGCAAAAGAAGCCAATGGTATCGCCTCCGGTGTTTACACCCCAACGTTCCACGAGGTGATGGAGTATTCAGACAGTTTGAAGCACTTCCTAGTTAAGTATCCACACGTCAAGACTCACGTTTTGCGTATCTTCGGAAGCGTTCGCTCATGTTCCCGCCATGCAGGTGGCGTGTTGGTTGGGGAAAACCTCGACAAACACATGCCCCTCATCGCCTCTGGTGGTGTGCGGCAGACTCCGTGGTCCGAAGGGATGAATGTTCGCCACTTGGAGCCAATGGGGTTTATTAAGTTTGATATCCTCGGCTTGGCGTCACTTCGAATGATTGAAGGCGCCATCCGCCACATTTTAAAGAGACATCACAAGAACGCAGCCCCAACCTTCGAGGATGTTAAAGAATATTACAACAAACACCTAGACCCCAGTACAATTGATTTCGAAGATCAAACAGTGTGGGAAAAGATCTTCCATAAAGGTGCATGGGCAGGAGTGTTCCAGTTTACACAACAGGGAGCGCAGAAGTTTTGTACTGAGGTTGCCCCAAAGAACCTCGTTGACTTGGCAGCTATTACAGCAATCTATCGCCCCGGTCCACTTGGCGCAGGCGTGGCTAAAGATTATGTTAAGTCACTCGAAGACCCAGAATCAATTGAGTATGGACACCCAGTCATCAAGGAATGCCTTGAGGAAACCCACGGCTTCATCATCTTCCAAGAGCAATTAGCTCTTTTGGCTCACAAGCTTGGACGTGACGTTTCTCTTGACGAGGGCAATCTCTTGCGTAAGCTCCTGACCAAGAAGGGAACAGGCAAAGGCGCAGAGACTCTTGAGGTGATTCGTCTCAAGTTTGTGGATGGTTGTGTCGACAAGGGAATCACGGAGCAGCAGGCGATGGAGATTTGGGAGAAGATGGAATACTTCTCAGGCTACGGCTTCAACGCATCTCACGCTGTGTCTTATGCAACTCTGTCTTACCAGTGTGCATGGCTCCTTCGCTACTATCCTGTAGAGTGGGTTGCAGCCTTCCTTGACAAAGAACCAGAAGGTCGCAAGGAAGCAGCAATCAATCTCGCCAAGAGTCTTGGATTTACTATTGAACCTCTTAACGTAAATACGTCAGGCAAGGTTTGGGAAATATCAAAGGATGGAACATCATTGATTCAACCATTGACCTCAATCAAGGGTCTGGGTGATACTGCCATTGAACAGATCTTCAAGGGACGTCCATACAACAAGGTTGAAGATTTTCTCTTTAACGAAAGTATAACTTATAGTAAACTAAACAAGAAGGCTTTGGATGTTCTGGTCCGAAGTCAGGCGCTCAATTCTCTCATGGACGACCGCTTTAGTGGACTCAAACATTACTGGTCATCTGTGGCAGTTAATCGCCCGAGAAAAGAGAAAGATTTAGAAGAAAACATTCGACTCTATGGACCAGAAGGTGACTTCTCTATCGAGGAAAAAATCGAGTATCTCACCGACTTAACTGGTGTGTTTCCAATGCACCTTGTTGTCGACGATACAGTCCAAACCAGACTAAGAGATTACTCCGTCCCCGCAATCTCAGAGTACGATCCCGATCTAAACTTGGTCTGGTTCATCCCACGCAAGGTGGTGCCCCGAAAGACCAAGAACGGCAAGACCTACTGGATTATCGAGGTCATCGATGAGAACAGCGTCTTGACGAAGATCAAGTGCTGGGGCGTCAAACCGGGAAAGGACAATATACACCTGAACCGACCCTACATGGCGAAGCTGGATTACAGTGAGCAATGGGGATTTTCATCGAGAAGCATCTATCACAACTTTAGGATGTTGGGATGACAAAAAGATTTAATTCGTTAGTGGTTATTCACAAGAGCAAGTTGAAAATTGCAGAAAGAAGAACCTTGCGAACACCGGAGGAAACTGAGAAAGCCTGTGCGGAGTTGCAAGAGACATACAAGGACAGTGAATATGATGTTGTTGTTACTTACGGAGGACCATTTGACGTTTTAAATTGGATGCTATTGAGAGAATTAAAAGCAACAGAAATAAATTAGGAGATTATATGGATAAGAAATGGATTCCAGAAACTAAATATCGTTCCATAATGTTTGACAGAGAAGCTGTAGCAAACAGGGAGCGAATAAGAAATCAAGTGAGACAATCAAGAAACTTGACTGCAAGTCACTTGAACACATCAGAGCTTCATCAAGAAGCATGTTCAACTCGCGAAGAGGAGTTGAGAAAAATAGAACACTTTATGACAGAAAATCAAGGAGACACTGAAAAGGTTCAGTACATCCACAAGGAGAGAAAATCATGATGCTAGAATATGTTAGAGTTAGAAAGGGTGTACACCCTCCAGAGAGGGCAAACCCATCCGATGCAGGTTTGGATTTGTTCTTCAACCCCGAAGACGGCAGCGAAATTACTATTGAGCCTGGCACGAGTGCTGTCCTTCCAACGGGTTGCCGCTTCGGTGTCCCACACGGATACATGCTGGAGATTAAGAACCGAAGTTCGGTCGCAGCAAAGAGAAGTCTTATTGTTGGCGCCTGCGTTGTTGACTCTGGATACGATGGAGAGGTCTTCGTGAACCTCCACAACATTGGCAAAGAAGCGCAGACCCTGCAAGCTCATGACAAAATTGCACAGACTGTAATGGTTCCAGTGGTTCACTTTCGAGCCCTCGAAACCCACAGCGGAGATCTTTATGATTGGTATCCAATCACAATTAGTGACCGAGGCGCAGGTGCCTTGGGTTCAACCGACGGAGGAAAGAATGAGAAAGCATGATTCGAAGGTACTGTTCAGCAGTAAAAGTATGGAGTGGTCAACACCGAGAGACTTCTTCAGACAACTAGACAAAGAGTTTGGTTTCAATTTAGACCCGTGCGCCCAGAGCCACAACGCTCTTTGCTCAAAGTTTTACACCCCAGAGGACGATGGACTCGAACAGGACTGGGGTGGTCACACCTGTTTTGTTAATCCGCCGTATGGCAGAGGAATTAAAGAGTGGGTCCGAAAGGCATATGAAGAGGGACAGAAAGACGACACCACCGTTGTGATGCTTATTCCTGCCCGAACAGATACACAGTATTGGCACAATTACATCATGAACTCTGACGAGATTCGTCTCATAAAGGGTCGTCTAAAGTTCGGCGGAGGCAATCACTCAGCACCCTTCCCGTCAGCTGTTGTGGTGTTCCGAGGAAATCCCGACGAGCAACCACCAAAACTTGGAGTTATGTAGGAGTTGTTATGGTCCGCAAGTTGAAGAATAAGAAAAACAAAAAGGCAGAAAAAGACCTGCAAAAAAAGCTAGGTCTTTTCGATCAACTTCCAGAAGAGTGCCTTGCTTGTCACGATCCTTTTGATCGCCAAAACAGAGAGCAAGTAATGTCTTGGAACGTGGTAGTTAAGAAGAATCCAGATGCCGTTCGCTTGTATTGCCCCGATTGCTGGCAAAAAGCCATCGGCGTCGTTGAGGATTTTGAAAACATGCTTCGAGAGAGAGAAGAGAAGAATGCCCAAAGCTAGAAAGACCACTACGCTGGTTCGACTTGAAACACTTCCAGTCGATGACAGGTATAATTTTTCCTACATGTATAGGCTTCTTCATGAGATGCGGAAATGTATACATGACGCACATTTCAAAAACACCATGCATCGCTTCCGCATGTCCAAGGTAATCCCCAAGATGGAGGAACTCTTGAATGAGCTATGCACCCAATCGGAAAGGTATTGATATGAAGAAGGTATTAACTTTTGATGACGTTTCACTTGTCCCTAAATATTCTGACATCTCATCGAGATCTCAGGTTGACATATCCGTAGATCTTGACGTGATGCTCGGCTTAGACATCCCCATCATCGGGGCGCCAATGGACACTGTTGTCGGCACAGATATGGCAATTGCTCTAGGCACCGTCGGAACCTTTGGTGTTTTACATCGATACAATACTGTCGAAGAGCAGGTGGATATGGTGACAGCGGTAACTTCTGGCACGAATGCCGAAAGCCCAGTCGCTGCTGCCATCGGCGCCACAGGAGATTTCCTTGAGAGAGCAGAAGAGCTGGTCGGCTCAGGCGCAGAGATTTTATGTATTGATGTCGCCCACGGTCATCACGCCCACGTCAAAAGAGCCATCGGAATCTTGCGAGGCAAGTTTGGATCGGACATCCACATCATGGCAGGCAACGTCGCTACCGGCGCAGCTTTCGAAGATCTCTCTAATTGGGGTGCCGACAGTATTCGAGTCGGTGTCGGCGGCGGAGCAGCATGTAGCACCAGAGTTAGGACAGGACATGGAATGCCGGTACTTGAATCGATCCGCCAATGCTCAGAATCAGAATCCTCTGCCCTCCTCGTCGCCGACGGCGGCATGAGGAATAGTGGGGACATAACCAAAGCCTTAGCTGCTGGTGCAGACTTGGTAATGGTCGGCTCCCTCTTGGCAGGCACTGATGAATCACCGGGCATCATCATAACAGATGAAAAGACAAATCACAAGTATAAAGTTTACAGAGGGATGGCTTCTAGGGATGCACAAGCCTCATGGCGCAGCAAAGTCTCAGTTGTCGAGGGCGTCTCAACAACCGTACCATATAAGGGTACTGTGCTGGACACGCTTGATGACCTGACTGCGGGAATCCGCAGTGGTCTTTCTTACAGTGGTTGCTCAAACCTAAACGAACTGAGACTAACGGCAACTTTCGTTCAGCAGACACCTGCGGGACTCAAAGAAGGAAGTCCTCACATACTGGGCAAGTAACATGACCGACGAGAAAGAAAAAAAGATACACGAATATGGATGGTTGAACCGAAGGGTCTATCCGACTCTCTACTACGACTCCACCGACACAGTGTATGTGAATTTAATCATGAAGCTGGAGTACGAGAAGCTCACAAAGACAGAGTTCTTCAGGGCAATAGTCGACGGCTTCATCAACGACGACAAGCACATAACTGCTTTTATCGAAGAATACAAAGAGACAAAGCAGGTTGACAACAAAAGGAGCAGAGGAATGATTAAGAAGGAAAGGGAGAAGTCTGACGAGATTAACAAGAAGTTTGCACTTTCCCCGGAAGATATTGAGAATATATTTGATTTGATAGATGGGGGTGAAGTTGATGTCTGATATGCTAAACATTTACATGGATGCCCCTCCAGCCGAGCGCAAATGCATAAAAGCATGCAAGGACTATGGAGTCTCATGCCCCAACACATCTTGCAGAAACTGGATAGAACACGAGGAAGATCTCAACTGCACTCAGATCACAGTTGATAAGCACGAAGAAGGGCTCACCCTTAGAGAGATCGGCGAGCGCCTTGGAATCAGCTTTGTCCGTGTGTGTCAAATAGAAAAGACCGCACTTGAGAAGTTGAAAAAGAGAATTGAAAAACCCGTTTCAGTTAAATAAAAGGGGTTTTTAAGAAATGTGACACTAATTATAAACGTTATTCCACGTTTCGTGGAGTATTCTTGAAAAATCGATTTAAAAAACAATCAAGAGGAGATAGTACTATGACTAAGAAACTTTTAAACGAATCAACAATTCGTCGTTTCATGACAATGGCTGATCTTTCTCCACTTTCCGAGTCCTTCTTGGACGAGAAGGTGAACGAGGAAGAAGAAATTACTGAAAACGAAGAAGTGGTTGAAGAAGCT